TTGTGTCTCCGAGGGCGATCTCCCTCATTGACAACTCTAGTTTACAAAGTATGGGGGAAAATAAACTTGCCTAAAGTCTGCAGAGTTGGCTGTGGCGTTGACCCCACCCTACCCCCACCAACCCGTTTTGGGGCATGCCGATGGATAGGACATAAACACTATTCCATAGCCGCAAATCCAATTTTTAAAATTCCTGACCCCAAACACCCCACCCCTCTAAAAATTATAAAAATTCCCAAGGATCAGTGTCAAACGTTGGACACGGCATAATAAAAAAAGCCCCAGCGGTTAGGCCGGGGCTTAAAGAGGCGAACCTCAAGGAGAAGCAACAGAACAAAAAATTTGCACCATTGCCGAAAAGAAGTGTACACTAACTGCAACGAGGCAACAAGTGCAACGCCAGCACTAACCCTACGCAATGCTAGAACATTTGATTAACGGCGAGTTTCATCCAGAGGTGGTAGACGCCACTGCGGAAGTGCTGTCTTTTGAAAAGGCAGAGCCAACTGCGACCATCGACGCCAAAGTCAAGACGGCTCAGTGGCTAAAAGACCTAGAGCTTGAGGACGAAGCGATTGAGTCCAAGGCAGAACAAGAATCTGCCCGTAAGTCTTTTGCAAGTCTCGTGACAGGCCAGCCTGTTGGGAATACGCAACAAGCGTTAGCTAATTTAAAAAGCCCTGCTGCAGTGCAGCATTTAGTCGGGATGCTTACTGCCTACGATTGGGCGTTTGTCGAGCAAGCCAAGGAACTCAGGGGCTACGCAGTGGCTCAGATCCTTGAAGAAGTCAAACACCCAGACGCACGCATTCGCCTAAAGGCGCTAGACATGCTGGGCAAAGTCACGGAAGTGGCGCTGTTTACCGAACGGGTTGAGGTCAAGAAGACTGAGATGTCGGACGTAGAGCTTGAGACGCGCATTAAAGAGAAGCTCAACAGATTCATGGGCGTGATTGATGTGGTCGATGTGACGGAAGAGAAGTCTGATGAAGCCTGAGCAATTCACAACGCTTAGTAAAGTTGAGCTAGAAGCCATGCAACGGGCTTTGCCGCACATGACGCTTCAAGAAAAGATGGAGTTGTTCCAAGATTTGGAGATGCGTGAGTCCCGCGCCAGCCTCCAAGCGGCTAAAACAAACATGTTGGGGTTTGCAACGGCCGTGTACCCCGGCTTTAAGATTGGCCCACACCACAGGAAGCTGGCTAAGATCTTTACGGACGTGGTTGAGGGCAAGAAAAAGCGCGTGATTATCAACATTGCGCCTCGTATGGGTAAGTCTGAGTTCTCCTCATACCTGTTTCCTGCGTACTTTCTAGGTAAATACCCTGATAAGAAGATCATCATGGGCACGCACACTGCGGGTCTGTCTGAAGACTTTGGTCGTCGGGTGCGTAACTTGATTGATTCAGATGAATATCGAGATGTTTTCCCCCAAACTATGGTGGCAGATGACCAAAAAGCTGCTGGCAAATGGTCTACTAGTGCTGGAGGTCAGTATTACGCTGCTGGTGTGGGCGGTGCTCTTGCTGGTCGCGGCGCTGATCTGTTCGTCATTGATGACCCACATTCTGAACAGGACGTAAAGTCCAACTCTCGACTCGCGTTTGATACAGCTTGGTCTTGGTTCCAGACGGGCCCCTTGCAACGTCTGATGCCGGGCGGGGCGATCATTGTGATTATGACCAGATGGTCGCTGTTAGACCTGACTGGGCGCCTGATTGACTACCAAGCTAGGAACCCAGAAGCCATTCCTTGGGAAATCGTAGAGCTTCCAGCCATTTTGAACGAGGACGAGGACACTGAGAAGTCTCTTTGGCCTGAGCAGTGGCCACTTGAGGCGTTAAAAGCTACCAAAGCGTCCATCGACCCACGATATTGGAACGCGCAGTACATGCAGCAGCCCACGGCGGAGAACTCGGCCATTGTTTCGCGCAAGATGTGGCGTATTTGGGAGTCTGAAGAGCCGCCAACGTGTGAATACATCATCCAGTCATGGGATACGGCGTTTGAAACCAAGAACAACTCCGACTATTCCGCGTGTACAACGTGGGGCATCTTCTATAACGAGGAAGAGAACGACACGCCCCAGCTAATCTTGCTGGATGCGTTCAAAGACAGGATGGCATTCCCAGAACTCAAGACTGTGGCGCTTAAACACTACAAAGATTGGGAGCCTGATGCGTTCATTGTGGAGAAGAAGGCGGCTGGCGCCCCACTGATCCAAGAACTTCGGGCTATGGGCATACCTGTGCAAGAGTTCAGCCCATCACGGGGAAATGATAAAACCGTCAGGGTCAACGCAGTTGCAGATTTGTTCAGTTCAGGTAAAGTCTGGGCACCCGACACACGCTGGGCAAGAGAAGTAATTGAAGAGATGGCGGCTTTCCCAGTTGGAGAGCACGACGACTACGTGGATACGACAACACAGGCGCTGCTACGCTTTAGGCAAGGCGGCTTTATTTCTTTGGACACGGACGAGAAGGACGAGCAGCAGTACTTCCGCCGTAAGACGTACGAATACTACTAGGAACACACATGGCAACGAATATCGACAAAGCGCTGTACCAACAACCAATGGGCATTGACGCGCTGGGCGAACAAGAATCCCCCTTAGAGATCGAGATCGTTGATCCCGAAGAAGTCACCATTGGTATGGATGGTGTAGAGATCACCATTGGCAAAGAAGACCCAGATGAAGAAGGCTTCAGCGATAACTTGGCTGAGTACATCGATGATGGCGCGTTGCAGTCATTGGCTGGCGATCTGACTTCTGATATCGACCAAGACAAGCAGTCACGCAAAGAGTGGGAGAAGACTTACGTTGATGGTCTGAAACTGCTGGGTCTGCAGATAGAGGAGCGCACCGAGCCATGGCAAGGCGCTTGTGGTGTGTTCCATCCGATGATTACAGAAGCGGTTGTGCGCTTCCAAGCTGAGACAATCACCGAGACATTCCCAGCCCAAGGCCCTGTGCGCGCTAAGATTTTGGGTAAAGACACGCCTGAGATGAAAGAGATTGCGGCCAATATTCAAGACGACATGAACAACGAGTTGACCGAGGTCATGACGGAGTACCGCTCTGAGCATGAGCGCATGCTCTGGTCACTGCCAGCCACAGGTTCTGCGTTCAAGAAGGTCTACTATGATCCCAGTTTGGGACGTCAAGTCTCTATGTTCGTGCCAGCAGAAGACATGCTGTTGCCCTACGGCGCGACAGATCTGGACACTTGCCACCGCGTCACGCACGTCATGCGCAAGACCAAGAACGAGATCATCAAGCTTCAGCAAGCGGGGTTCTACGTAGACATTGATCTGCCTGACGCACCCAAAGACCGCACTGATATTCAGAAAGCCAAGGATAAAGAGACGGGCTTTAACGATCTGAACGACGACCGCTACACCATCTACGAGTGCCACGTTGACTTGAACCTTGAAGGGTACGAGGACATGACCGAGTCAGAAGATGGCGAGGAAGAAGAGACCGGCATCATGTTGCCGTACGTGGTCACCATCCTCAAAGGCTCTAACGACATTTTGTCCATACGCCGCAACTGGAACGAAGAAGATGACCTCAGACTCAAGCGCCAGCATTTTGTACACTACCAATATATCCCCGGCTTTGGAGCATATGGTTTTGGCCTCTTCCACCTTATCGGTGGTTTTGCCAAGTCGGCCACAAGCCTTATGCGTCAGTTGGTCGACGCAGGAACGTTATCTAATCTTCCGGGCGGACTCAAGTCCCGAGGTCTGCGAATCAAAGGTGATGACACGCCTATCGCCCCCGGTGAGTGGAGAGACGTTGACGTAGCCTCTGGCAACATCAGGGACAGCATCCTGCCCCTGCCGTACAAGGAGCCAAGCGCTACATTGTTTAACTTGATGCAGACCATCGTGGACGAAGGCCGCCGCTTTGCTGCAACTGCTGACATGAAAGTGTCTGACATGTCTGCGCAAGCCCCCGTTGGTACAACGCTGGCTTTGTTGGAGCGTCAGTTAAAGGTGATGACTGCGGTGCAGGCGCGTGTGCACTTTGCCCTGAAGCAAGAGTTCAAGCTCTTGAAGAACATCATCCGCGACTACACCGACCCAGACTACACATACACGCCTGAGTACGGCACAAAGAAAGCTAAGAAGGCTGACTACGACTTGGTGGACATCATCCCCGTGTCAGACCCCAATGCGGCCACAATGAGCCAGCGTGTGATCCAGTATCAAGCTGTGATTCAGATGGCGCAGATGGCTCCAGACATTTACAACTTGCCAGAACTCCATAGAGGGATGCTAAACGTTCTTGGCATCAAAAACGCAGAGAAGCTTGTACCAATTGAGGACGATCAAAAGCCAATCGATCCAGTTCAAGAAAATCAGAATGCACTCAAGGGCAAACCACTCAAGGCGTTCTTACACCAAGACCACACCTCGCACATTCAGGTGCACATGTTGCTCTTGCAAGACCCGCTGATTCAGCAGTTCATCGGCCAGAACCCACAGGCTCCCAAGATCATGGGCGCAATCACTGCGCACATTGCAGAGCACGTTGGCTATCAGATGCGTCAGAAGATCGAGCAACAACTTGGTATGCCCTTGCCACCCGAAGACGAGAAGTTGCCACCGCAGGTGGAGATTGCTCTGTCGGGCATGATGGCGCAAGCGGCTCAGCAAGTTCTCATGCAGGATCAGGCTAAGGCCGCACAGATGCAGGCACAGCAACAAATGCAAGACCCCGTGTTGCAGTTGCAGATGCAAGAGTTGCAGTTGAAAGCACAGGAACTGGAACTTAAGAAACAAAAGATCATGATGGACGCTGCTGCCAAGGCCGACGAACAGGCTTTGAAAGAGCAAGAAGTCAGCGGCAAACTGGAGTTGGAAGCTCTTCGCACAGGCGCGCAAATCAGAGAAAGCCAAATCAAGCAAGAGTTTGAACAAGAACGCACCGGCCTCCAAATGGGCGCCGATGTCGCAAAGAGTAAGGCCCAGATGGACTTGCAAGCGCGAACTGCTGCGCTTCAAAATAGCAGGAACCAAGGTTCTAGAAAATGATCCAAGACTTCGCACACGTATTGCGCAACCAAATACGTACCGACATGAACAACTACGCCGACGATATCGCCGGTGGAGCGTGTCGATCATTTGAGGAATACCAAAAACTCTGCGGGATTATTTCAGGTCTAGCTCTCGCAGAGCGTTATGTTCTTGACCTGCTGAAGAAAGTTGAAGACTCCCATGAGTGATGTAGGATTGATCTTACCCCCCGGTATTTCGTTGCCGCCACACATCCAGCCAGTCGAACAGCCTGACGAAGATGATGATAACGATACAAAAGCAGGCGCACTGCCAGTCCCAACAGGCTGGAAATTGCTCTGCGTCGTGCCTGAAGTCGAACAAAAGATTGCAGGTACGTCACTGGATCTCGTAAGAGATACCGCCACTATGCGTCAAGAAGAACATGCCACCACGGTACTGTTTGTATTGCGTGTAGGCCCCGATGCGTACAAAGACACCGCCAAGTTTCCCAACGGAGCATGGTGTAAAGAGGGAGACTTTGTGTTAGTACGTACTTACTCCGGTACAAGATTCAAGATCTTTGGCAAGGAGTTCCGTCTCATCAACGACGACCAAGTTGATGCTGTTGTGCTAGACCCTCGCGGCTTGACCCGCGCTTGAAAGGAAGACCATGAACGAACCCTACAAGTTCCCTGACGAAATCGAAGACAAGAAAGCGTCTGACGTTGACTTTGAAATCGAAGGCGCAGATGACGTAGAAATTGAAATCGAAGACGATACGCCTGAGCGTGACAGAGGCCGCAAGCCCCTAGACCGTGAAGTGCTTGATCCAACCGACGACGAAATTGAGTCCTACTCTGACAAAGTCAAAGGACGCATTAAAGAGCTGACCCACGCCCGTCATGACGAGCGCCGTGTCAAAGAAGCGACAATGCGTGAGAAGCAAGAGCTGGAGCGTCTAGCACAGCAGTTGATTGAGGAGAACAAACGCCTCAAGCAAAACGTCTACACAGGACAAGAAGCCATCATTGAGGGCGCCAAGTCAAAAGCCGAGTCTGAACTCGCTATGGCACGTCGCAAACTCAAAGAAGCCCAAGAGTCCTACGACACGGATGCCATCATTGAAGCCCAAGAAGCTGTGATGGATGCAAAGATTCGTGCAGAACAAGTAAAAAATTATCGTCCAACCCCTTTACAGGAAGATAATTTTGAGGTACAAACGCAACAAGCCCAACCCCAAAAGGCTGAACCGGATGAAAAAACTCTGCGCTGGCAGGCAAAAAACCAGTGGTTTGGACAAAGTGGGTTCGAGGAATACACCAGCTACGCACTAGGGCTGCATCAAAAGCTAGTCACAAACGGAGTGGATCCCCGCTCTGCGGAATACTTCGAGCAAATTGACGCTCGCATGAAGTCAACGTTTCCTGATCTATTTGGTCGGAGCGAAGACAAGCCAAGGTCTGGTGAGGCTCAAAAGCGACCTACGACAGTGGTGGCCTCTGTATCTCGTTCTACGAGTGCAGGAAAAATTAGACTAACTCAAACGCAAGTAGCGTTAGCTAAAAAATTTGGTTTAACCCCGCAGCAATACGCTGCACAAGTAGCAAAACTGGAGAGTTGAAATGGCTGAAACAATTGACCGCTCAAATCGTGACCTAAAGTCACGCGAAAAATCTGTTCGTGCAGTATACGTACCGCCGACAAACTTGCCTGATCCAACGCCTGAACCGGGCTATGTGTATCGCTGGGTAGCGACTCACATTCTGGGACAAGCGGAAGTAACTAACGTGTCGCGCAAAATGCGTGAAGGTTGGGTACCGGTGAAGGCAGATGACCATCCAGAATTGATGCTGGTGGGCAACGAAAAGACTGGGAACGTGGAAATTGGTGGCCTCATGCTCTGCAAGATGCCTGCCGAAAAAGCCAGAGCCCGGGATGAGTACTATGACCAACAAGCTCAAAACCAGATGGAGTCAGTTGACAATAACTTCATGCGACAAAATGATCCGCGCATGCCGTTGTTTGCCGAACGAAAGTCGTCATCAACGCGTGGTGGATTTGGTTCTGGTTCTAAATAAACTTAGGAGTCCTTAAATGGCATCTACCGCAACACCCTACGGCTTCCGCGCCGTAAACGAGTTGGGCGGCCTACCATATGCTGGTAGCACCCGTTCATTCTTGATCGATCCAGCGGGTTACAACACGAACATCTTCAATGGTTCGATCGTTGCAATCAACACGTCTGGTTACATTAACATCGTCACCACAAATGGCGATAACAGCACACCGTTCCCAGCAGGTACTATCGGCGTTTTCGTCGGTTGCTCCTTCACGAACGCACAAGGCCAAATCATTTACTCACAGTTTTACCCTGCCAACACAGCTTCTGTGCAAGGCTCGTCTATTACTGCATACGTAATTGATGACGACCGCGCTGTCTTCCAAGTGCAAGCCAACGGCTCAATGGCACAAACCACTTTGGGCATGAACGTACATCTGAGCGCTGTTCAGAGTACTTCTACAGGCTCTACAACCACTGGTAATTCCACTACGGCTGTTAGCGCTTCTGCTGCTGCTACTTCTGGTTTTGCTTTCCGTGTTGTCGGTTTTGCGGACACCCCCGGATTCTCAGCAGTAGGCGACGCCTTCACTGACATCTTGGTCAAGTTCAATCCCGGCGCACATTCATACAGCAACGCCACCGGCGTGGCATAAGGAGTAACTAACCATGGCAATTTCACGCGCACAACTACTTAAAGAGTTGCTCCCCGGTCTGAACGCTTTGTTCGGTATGGAATACGCTCGCTACGGCGAAGAGCACAAAGAAATCTACGAAACAGAGAAATCTGAGCGTAGCTT